CAGTTGATTGTCAAGATCTGACTGCACTTGATACGCCTTCAAGTTTAATTCTGCAATGTCAGCCAGCGGTGGCCGCGACTCAAGAACACCAACGCGGTTTGCATAAGCAACAGAAAATGGAATCTCGCTCAAGCTAGTTTTGCCCTCGTCAGTCAAAACAAAATCACCTTTGCCATCTTTTTGATGAATCTCAAAAGCACCAGGGGTCAGCACACGCACCTGTTCAACCTGCTTTTCGCCGTATAAGCCATCAGGGACAGTAATTTTTTCCATCAACCTGACCATTGTCAGCTTCTGTTTGCCGTCGCTAATCTCACTGCGCCAGCCAAGTATCTCGCGAGGCGTAAACGTCACGTAGTACGGCCTGCCGTTTTCGCCAGCTTTTGGCGCATCAACTAAGACACCTACGTGCCCATACCGGATGCACTTTCTGGCTGTTTCATAAGTCCATACATTCAAATCATTTCCCTGCAAGTCAACGTCGAACAACTGCTCAGTAACAACGTCGCTGACATCTTCTAAACGCACAGGCTTGCGGGTCAACATGCCTGCCAACATGCGCTCTAAGCGAACGTAATACGGGGCGAGCGTTGAACGGAGGAGTCTGTTGTCATATGCCTCATCAAGCTCCCGGACTTCTTGTGGCAGATATTTCCTATGCCCTTTTCTGATGCCGTAAGTCCCAGAAAGCAAAGCCTCAATCAGAAGCCAGTGCGGCTCCATATTTAAATAGGCGGTGTTGGGGCTTTCAACGGTGGTGACGTTGCCAACACGTTGCCTACCTGAAAAACCTGAATACACGTCAAGAGCCCGCCCGATGATCCGATGTTAATCGACAGATCTGCTGACACAAGAAAAGGGGCCAGCAACTGCCCCTAATCAAGGTCGATGGGCACCCCCCCAATGACCCGCTCAATATAACCTTATGCCTGTGCCCCGTCCAGCGCGTTCGTGTAACGGGTTGAATTCACTGAGGATTAAATACCCTATGGCGTCTGTCCAGTGTTCAATGTTGGCTGTTTTATCGATTACATACTCTTCTGCCCCCTGCTTATAAGTGACATTACGCAGGGCTTTTATGGTGTGTTTACAACGAGGATGGATGAATAGTTTCATGTCACCGTTGACAGTGCGGATCATCCAGTTAGTAGCGTTAATTTTGTCTTTTACAGACCAACAGGATCTAGGGCTGATACAGCTGAATCCTGCTCTGCGGATAATGTCATGGTCTGTTCTGCCTGCAGAAGATGTCTTGCGGGCTGACCCGGTGGGATCAGGGTATGCCAGGATCTGACGGTCAGGGAATCGCTCCTTCAGCAGAGCGCAAACCTCATCAGTATTGGACTGTTTAACAGCGAGTTCATCCCAAATATGTAACGTATCTCCTACTCTGCTGCCGAGAACGCCAGCCATAACGCTGACATTAAAATCAGAGCCCCAATAGATCGGGCCTCCCATATCTTTTACATCCTCTCGAATGTTGTCCTCTCCGAAGCCTGAGTAGACTCTGCCAGCCAGGGTTTCAAAGCTCGCTAGATATTCCTGCTGAAAAGTCCGCTCATCAAGTGTGTTTCTGGCCGCTTCAATTTCCTCTGCTGAAACGTTGCCCCCTTGAATGGTTGTAAAAGAGAAGGTGTCCCAATCATCCTGCTCTTGTGCCTGCTCCCAGAGATCATGAAACCAGTTAAGACCAGCAGGTGTTGTAATGAACCAGGCAGGGCCACCCTGATCAGACAAGGCAGGGCGTAACACCATCTCCCAAGCAGTCTGTTTTACATAGGCTGCCTCATCGATTACCAGGGCTGACAGGCTGACGCCACGAAGGCTGTCCTCATTATCAGCACCACGCAATGCAATCAGGCTGCCGTTTACGAATTCAATTGACAGATCTGATTCGTTGCGCTTAACAACAAGTTCTTCAGGTGCCATCGTTTTCAGTTCGCGCCAAGCAATCTGCTTTGCCATTCGGTAGTTCGCCGTTACATACCAGCAAAGGCTTCCGGGCTTCTCCATTGCCCAGCAGATAAGCCGCGTAATGCAGAGATATGTTTTGCCGAAACGCCTGCCAGAGCAGAGCAACTTAAAACGCTGTTGGGTATCCCAAACCTGACGTTGTGGTTCAGTAAGACAACCGACAAGACCATCAACATATTCCGCATAATCCTCCACTTTGAAGGCTGATCCTGCGATTACATCCGAAAGAACAGATCCACCAGGAACAGCGGCAAGAATGCTCATCAGTCCAAGATGCGAGCGATTTTAGCAATCGAGTTAATGCAGCCCAGCGTTACGGAAGGTTGACTCGATTTGCGGGTCTCCTGGGCGAGTGACGTAAGTTGCGCTAGCAGCTCTGCTGTTAACTGCCGCCGATCGATGTCCCAATCACTGGTGATGACCTCGTTCGCCCAGCTTATGTAACGCATTGCCTGCCGAGTGCTAACCCCCCATTCACGTGTCATGTACGCGACGGCCTCAGAGGTCGGGACGTTGCGAGCTTTTAAGGCTGCAACCCGAGCAATTCTCCATTCTTTTTCGGCGTTAGTTGATTTCTTGCCTGCCATGGCATCGACCTATTTTTTTAAGGGTAAACGATTTAGCTCATGCAGCTTGCTGCTTCTCGGCCTGTTTGCGGAGTTTTAGTTGAACTTTGCTCTCCCATGCTTTTTTGTATTCAACATCCTCAAAGAGCTTGCTGAACCCGGTGATGTGCTTCAGGCGCAGCACTTCTTCTGCTTCCATGCCGAGTTCTGCACAGATTTCTGCTTCTGACCAGCCATTCTCAAGCATCTGGAAGACCATGTTGCTCATGCCGTCAATGCTGTGTTTGCCCCGTGCACGGTTATGACGGACGGTGCTTGCCATCCGGTCATTTATGGGTTTTTCCAGCACAACGATCGGAAGGTAACCCAGGTTTCGATCGCGGATGTCCTGATTATTCCGACAGGTGAAGTAACGGTGGAAGCCGTCAACGATTACGTATTTCTGCTTTTCGGAATCCCAGATGGTGACAACGGGTTGCGTGTAACCGTCATGCAGGATTGAGGTGTAAAGCAGCCCAAGCTCAACCTTTGCAACGCTGTTGGGGTTGTAATCGTTTGGTTCAACATCTTCAACAGGAACCCAACGAATACGATCAACAGGTTGGCCGCAAAGAGGCGACATCATAAAAAGCGCCTCTCTTGCGTTTTCAATCGCTTCGAAGCGAGCCTGTCCTTGAAGCTTGTCAATTTCGTCCAGATTGATGATTGTCATGCTGCTGTTGTAGGTTGAATGCCCTGCTGGATAGCAAGACGGATGTACAGGTTTTTGCTGTTGTTTCGGTGGGTTTTACCCTTCATCCAATTACGCCAATCTGCCATTTGTGGCCGAGTCTGCCAGTTGTCTAGTTGAGTGAAATGGTAGTCATTGCTAAGAATGGATTTAATTTGCGCTTTGTACATCTCGTCTTTAGCTGGGAACAGAGTAAACTTTTCATCCATCTTCGCGAAGCGTTTACGAAATTTTTCTTGCTGATCAGCATGTAAGCAAATGTATTTCAGCAGATGGTCTCGGTAATCGCGCCAACATTTAAACATACTTGGCAAAGCTTTCGGACAAGCATAAGCATCGGTTTTTAATTGGCCCAGCGTGTTAACTCCTGGCAACCTGCGACAAAGGGCTTCCCACGTATGCTTTTCAATCTCCTGCAGATAAAACAGACTGACGAAGCTGGTTTCATGGTGAAGGTTTGAAACCCGCATCTGATTGATACCCATTCCATATCGGTATTGCTCGTCATAGATTTTGCAATAGGCCCATTTGTTGTCATGGATAGCCTTCCAAATATCGGTGTAACTCCAGTCATACAACGGGTAGAAGGTGTAATGATCTTTCGTTTTAGAAAGCGTCTGTCCCCAGGTTATGTGCTTGTAAGTGATGCCAGTAGTCAGAGCCATTGCCCGTGCGGGTGATTCCTCGCATCGAACACCTGCGACCCAAGCTACACGTTTGGCTCCCCATTCAACCAGGCTAATCCTTTTAAACAGCTCTTTAAATCGATCGCAATCATAACGATTTATTTTGATGGAGTTTGGCTCTTGTGGACGCATCCATTCTTCACCTTCTGCCCAGCAATTTAACCAATCGGTATCTGATGAAGCACTATTAAACAGTTTTAACGGGATCTGAAACCACCACATTTCTACTTCATCTTGATCTCCGACACTTCGAACGTAATCAACGACTGATTGCCATTCAGCTTCCTGATCGAGAAAAACAACTTTTACAGGCAGGCGGTTCAGTTCTCGCGCAACCTGCAGCGTCATGTTCAGCGTAACGGTTGAATCCTTACCGCCGGAAAAGCTAACAATGACATCGTCAAACTCTTTGTACAAATATCGGATGCGATTAAGCGCAGCTTCGTAAACGGTTTGATCTTGATAGAACCTCATTGCTCAACCACCAGATAATTACCAAACTCGGAGACACGGCCATATTGGCTGTAATTGTGCTCATGAATTAGTGGGGGCGTCTTAATGTATTTATGAGTTTCAGGCACATAGCCTGGCGCGTAAAACATAAAAAAGAGCCTGGCGTTTGCTGCAAGCATCTCGCTGATGTACAGCAGCTTTGCAGGCGCAATGTAAGACGGCGAACCGAACAAAGAGACAGCAAGATCAAACTTTAAGGTCTGTTTACCTGCGAAGCTCTCAAAACTGCGGCAAAGAACACTCCGACCGGGATGCTTTTGTAAAAGTTGATCGAGCATTCCCCGCGAAGAATCAATGCCAAGATATTGTTCGCAACTTGGATGATGATCTAAAAATAATCCTGTTCCACAAGCAATATCTAGGACAGCACCATTGGTGTAATTGATGCGCTCCATTATTTGCTGATCTTCCTCATGGGCTTCCGGCGAATCCCACAGCCGATCGTATTGATCAGCAATTTCATCGTAAGGATGATTCATAAATTAATCAGTTGCTGTTCAATAGACAGCTCTGGCGATTCAACAGCAATCGACTTGTCTTTTTCAATTTTGGCGCGGTTCAGCAGGATTGACTCATCAGGATTAGTGGTCATAGGCCAATAGCGCCACTCGCCATGGTCAAAATATCGACGTACGGTTTTCTTTTTGCCCCATTGGCGCAACTGACCGTTTTCAAGAATCCATGCAATTACATCACGATATTGATCGCCATCAGCCCAGGTTTCTTTGAGTGTGTAGTAATGAGGTATCCATGGCATGGTCCTGGCGAATTTATATTTCTGCTGCTCAAGCAGCTCGCCAACTTCTTGTGAGGTCATGAGACGTTGCTTTTGTCAATAGTAAAGGACTCATCGCAAAAGGGACAAGTAATTTGAACGTGATCCTGCTGCGGCTTGTTTGCAAATTGATTTGAAAGCTTTTGCTGCTCTCTTTCAATGGTGGCATCAGAAACGCCTAAACCCGCGCCTTGCGTTGGATTAGTTATCGGTTTAAAGCTGATCTCTTCTTCAGTATCAGGCGTGTAACTGGAGAGATCTAAAAGACGATTCAGGTCATCGTCAAGATCTAAGCCATGAATCGAGGTAATCTCGTCAAGGAGGATGTCATAGTCCCAAGTCGATTCCTCAGAAATCTTGTTGTCAGCAATGACATAGGCTTTCTGTTCTGCTGCTGACAGCCCACTAACAACCCGGCAAGG